AGAATATTATAAACTATGCAAAAAACTATTACGGAACATCTGCTACATTTACTGCTGGTGTTACTACTAATGGCGTAACTTCTTCGTCAGGTATAACTGCACCAACATTTCATGGATCTTTAAAAGGTATTGCATCAATAGCAAGATCACAAAGCTATGGAGAGGCTGCAACTAGTGGTGGTACTGCTATTACAGACACAGCAACTGGTGCCACTGATACAACAGCAACAGGTCAACCAACTGCTGCGATAATGACTACCTATTTAAACTACGGCAATTATGGTGTAGAACAAGTATCGATTGATGAAGGTGATTATATAAAGGATAAAATTAATATCGGACCAAATACTGGATTCATTACTGAAAGACCACTTACTCAAAAAGAAATAAGAACTAAATTAAAAGATCCTGCAAATAATACAAATAGAGAATTTATTAATACGCTTTATGCCGAGAATAGAATATCTAAAGAATATCTTAAGAAAATACCACCAGAAATTGGTAGATCATATGATGGTAATATAAATTATATTCCATTTCGAGGAGAAGGATCTCAAATAGCTGACAGTGTATTAATTAAAGGTAGTCCTCAAATTCAACCTATTTTACCGGATAGTAGATTTAATCCTATGGCATTAGATCCTAAAAAAGGAGTATTTGCAATCAACCTAAAAACTTTATTAGGAACAGGTATACCATTATCTACATTTTGTATAGGAACTACTCTTGGTCATTTAGCTACACTCGAAGAACGACAAACTCTTGCAAGGCATTTATTATTACAAGCTGAAGTTATTAAGTATAAAAAATTAAGTGATCAGTTTAAAGATTATCAATTAGTAGTCGCTGAAGGAGTTTATAAAAAGGGCGCAAGTGAAACTCTAACTCCTGGTTCTGTTCCATTCCTTGCACAAACCGGCCGTGCAATCGTATATGAAATGTACGATGAACGTAATATAAGTTCATCAGAAGTTTTATTTAATTTTGCTACTAGACTTGCTGAAAACTTATTTGGTTATGATAAAATTATTATAGATTATGATCAACTTGATCCTGATGGTGCAACACTAAATGCTCAGATAATAGTTATTATGCCACAAGTTGATGAAGATTACAATATAATAGGTGCAGCTTTGCCTGCTTTAAAACTAGAAACAAGATTTAATAATGAAGTGCTAAGTAATACTGATTTAGTAGAACATGGCTAGAAAACTGTTATAAATAAGATCAAAGTATAAGAGAAAACAATGGCAACTAAGTTATCAGCAGAAGATGGAAATCTAAGTGTAAGTACCTTAATCGGAACTCGTACTAGACTATACAAAGATATTGATCTTACTTTTGCTAATAAGCCGAGTGGAGAAATATTTAAAAAAGAATCTGCAGCTGCAGTAAAGCAAACTGTTAAAAATCTTATGTTGACTAATTATTTTGAGAAACCATTTAAACCAAAGTTTGGTGCTAATCTCAGAGAAATGTTATTTGATCTTGCGGATGATGATGCCGAAGAAGATATAGAGGATCGAATTAGACATGCTATTGGCATTTTTGAACCGAGAGCTCAAGCACTTAATGTGAATGCGACGGCAACTCCGGATAGGAACTCGATACGAGTAACAGTGGAATTTAGAGTAATAAACACACAAGAGATAGTGACGGTTTCCACCGTCCTCGCGAGGTTAAGGTAACATGGCAACAACGATTAAATCCACCGCATTAGATTTTGCTAACATAAAAACTAATCTAAAAACGTATTTACAAAATTCAACTGAGTTTGCTGATTATAATTTTGAAGCATCGGGCTTATCTAATATTCTTGACGTGCTTGCATACAATACACATATCAATGCGCTGACTGCTAACTTTGCATTGAACGAATCATTTCTTGGTACAGCTCAATTGAGATCATCAGTTGTATCTCTTGCAACTGGTATCGGTTATGTGCCAGATACAAAGACAAGCGCCAAGGCCACCGTGGGCGTCACTCTGAACCTCTCAGGAGTAAGTGGTCGACCGAGTACAATCGATTTACCACGTTATCATAGATTTGCTGCAACTGTTGATGATGTAGCATATGTGTTTCAAACAACAGATGTACATACTGCAGAAGATGATGGTAACGGCACTTATGTATTTAAAACAGTAGATGGTTCTGCTGTCGTTCCGATATACGAAGGAACACGTAAAGTTAAAACGTTTCTTGTCGGTGAATTTAATGAAGCAGATGTTTATATGATTCCTGACATATCACTCGATGCAGATAGTGCACTTGTGACAGTCACCGAAGGAACGACTGATACTGTTTATACAAATATTACAGCTGCTACTACAATATCAGCTACATCAACAATTTATATTTTAAAAGAAGCGCCGAATGGATTTTATCAATTATCGTTTGGTGGTAATGGTATTCTAGGATTAAGTCCTGCTGCTGGTAGTACTATTACTGTTAACTATATATCAACAAAGGGTGCAACTGCAAATACTGCGACTGGCTTTACTGCAACTGATACTGTGACAGTTCTTGGAACTGCACGAACTCTTACTGTTACAACAACAGCCGCTGCAATTGCAGGTGGCGAAAAAGAAACAATTGAATCAATACGAACAAATGCACCATTCCAATATGCAACACAAAATAGAATGGTAACACCCGAAGATTATACTGCTATTATACTACGTAACTTTTCAACACTTATAAATGATATATGTTCATGGGGTGGACAAGATAATCCTGAACCTAAGTTTGGTACAGTCTTCTCAGCAATTGATTTTGAAGATGATGTAACCGCAGCTGTTCAAGCATCAACTAAAACTTCTATTGAAAATCTTGTAAACCAACTTGCTGTGATAGCATTTAGTATAGAGTTTGCAGATCCGGTTGATACGTTTATTGAAACAGATTTATTTTATCAAATCAATCCAGATTTAACTCCTCTTTCAACTAATTCTATTACTACCTCTATTAAAACAGTTGTTGCTGATTATTTTACTTTAAATACTGGTAAATTTAAAAAATCATTTAGACGGTCTGCTCTTCTGACACTTGTAGATGAAGTGAGTTCTGCTGTTCTTTCAAGTAGAGCTATTATACGTATGCAACAACGAATTACTCCGACACTTAATGTATCTAATTCATTCACACTTACTTTTCCATCGACTATTGCAATTCCGGCAGCAAAAGCAGTTCCTACTGACGCTGATTTTGTTGTAAAAAGTAATTCATTTACAGTTGATGGTCAAACATGTCGTATTGTAAATGAGCAAGCTCCAAATGTAGCAACAACTAAACTTCAAATAGTAGCATCTGGTACTGGTACAATTATTGTAGATAATATCGGATCATACAGTACAACAACCGGCATTCTTAGCATTGTTGGATTTACGCCGAATGGATTACTTGGTGGAGAAACATTTATTAAAATATCTGCAACTCCAGCAAATCAAAGTGCAATTGTTCCAGAAAGAAATAATATTATTAATTACGATCCAGACGCAAGTACCTTTACTGCAGTTGCTACAGAAGCTGATTATTAAAAATGGCAGATAAAACACTTTCAGATATAGGTAGACGCGAGCTCGATTTCACCGGAAATCAGATAGCAGAAGCATTACCAGAATGGTTTAGAGAAGATAATCCTAAACTTATTACATTATTTGAAAAGTACTATGAGAATCTAGATAGTGATGGTCACTTTGGTCATCAGCTACATACAATTCCTACTCTCAGAGATATATCACAAACCGCTAAATCAAATATTACATTTATAGAAGATGAACTTTTACTTGGTCAAAACTATGTTGAAGGTATTCTAGATAACCGAACTGGTGCAGAACTTTCAAATAACTTTTATAGATCAAAAGGTACTAAGTTTGGTATCGAACGATTCTTTAAAATGTTTTTTGGCGAAGTACCAGAAATAATATACGGTAAAGATCTTGTAATGAAAGTTGGTAATAATATTGGTCCTGAAACTGGATTAAGAATTACTGATCCTACAATATATCAATTCTGGGGAATACTTATTAAATCAGGTATTTCTTCATCTGACTGGTTAGAATTATATAAACTATTTGCACATCCAGCTGGTATGTACGTAGGTGCAGAAGTTGCAATATCAACAGCAAATGCAGATATTAGTTTTGATTTTATGCCAATCAGTGTTGCAGAAGATGAGGTTGCTGCTCAATTTGTAAGTTCTGCTAGCGCTTCACCATTTGCGCGTCAAGATCTTTCTGGTATTATCGGAACTACGAGTAAACCATACGATTCAGATGGCTCAACTCCAGGTGGAGCATATCGTGTTGACTTTGGCAGAGTATTCAATAGATCGTTTAACGATTCGGCTGAAGGTGGATTTAGAGATCTTGTTGCACCATTTGGTGCTGTGATTGATCACGGTGCAGTTACTGGTAGTGTTACTCTTACACTCGATAAAGGCTTGGTCACTGCTGTTACAACTGTTGATTCAGATTATGGTGCATTCGGTGTTAATCAATTCGGAAGTCTTGGTTATATTCAAAATACATACGGAAATCTTGGTAATGCTGCTGAAATTAGTTCTGAAACATTCGATCAAGATTCAGATACAAATAGAGATGGCGATATTAGAATGTCTAATACTCAGATTAGAATGGATGTTGATGAATTTAAATATTATACTGATTCTGCATAAAAAAAGAGTATAAATAGATACAAATCAAAGGTTAGAAAATGGCAAGACAAACAATAAATACTGGTACAGTGGCAAACGATAATACCGGCGATACTATGCGTAATGCTGGTACTAAGATTAATGCCAATTTTTCAGAAATTTATACTATTCTAGGTGGAGATAGTGTTACACCAACTACTAAAATGTCATTTGGTACTAATAGTATTATTGCTGAAGGTGCGACTGATGATGCACATGAAACTACTTTAGCATTTACAGATCCAACTGCTGACAGAACTATTACATTTCCAGATGAAACAGGAATTGTTCAGCTGACAGGTGGAGCACAGACACTTGCAAATGCAGTACTTACAACTCCGCAAATTCAAGATGCTGATTCTGATCATCAATATATATTTGCTACACCTAATCTAGCTGCAGACAGAACAGTTAATCTGCCATTACTGACAGACAGCGATACATTTTCTTTTGTTGGATTTACTGAAACTCTTCTAAATAAAACACTTACAAGTCCTGTACTTACTGCACCTAAGTTTGCAGATGCAGGTTTTATAGCAGATGCAAATGGTAATGAACAAGTCGTATTTCAAACAGCATCAAGTGCTGTTAACCATGTTGAAATAACAAACGCAGCAACAGGTGCTGCTCCTGCATTCAATGCTGTTGGTAGTGATACGAATGTTACAATGTCTCTTGCAGCAAAAGGAACAGGTTCACTTAATTTAAATAGTAAAATTAATTACACTACCGAAACTCTTACTGGTACAACAGTCGCTGCTTCTGCAGTTATTCCGGTTACTGTCCATAATGCAGGTTCTGCAGTTGCAGCATCGCTTATCAATGGTACAGTTGCTGGTCAAATTAAAAAGTTTGTTAATATCGGTGCAGGTGCAGTAACACTTACTCCGGCCACGTACGCCCAAGGAACTACAATTGTTTTAGCTCAGCATGATAATGCCGAACTCTTATGGACTGGTTCTACTTGGTATGATTTAGGTCAACAAACTTTACGTGACGGTGCTACTCTTAAAATTGGTGCACAGACAAGTGGTTTAGCAACAACTATCGGACACGCAACATCTGAAGTAACTGTAGGTGATAATCTTACAGTGACAGGTAATCTTACAGTATCAGGTACAACTACTACTGTTAATACCCAGACAATTAATGCACAAAATGCACTTGTATTTGAAGGTGCTACAGCTGATGCGCATGAAACAACTTTATCAATTATCGATCCAACTGATAATGATAAGACAATATCTTTACCAAACGTTTCAGGTACACTTCCAGTATTAGCTGCAGTAAGTACTACAGCAATTTCATCTACGCCAGAAGAATTAAACATATTAGATGGAGCTACAGTAGTTGTAGGAGAAATTAATGCTTTAGATTTAGGTGCAACTGCAGTCGGTACAGCTATTGCTTCAAAAGCAGTTATATTAGATACAAATAAAGATTATACAGGTATAAGAAATTTAACAATAAGCGGTGAACTTGATGCAGCTACACTAGATATTAGTGGTGCAATCGATGTTGCTGGTAATTCAGTTTTAGCATCTGTTGATGTAACTGGAGTTGCAACAGCTGCAACTTTTGAACCAGATGGAGACACAGCAGCGGGCGATAATGCTGCAATAGGTTATACTTCAGTACTCGGTTTAATCTTAACTGGTCAAGGTTCAACTAACGATGTAACAATTGTCAATGATGCTGATGCCACTGTTATGGGAGTTGCAACCGGAACTACAACAGCTAACTTTGCAGGACAAGTAACCGGTACTGGATTCACAGGAACACTAGACGGTATATTAGGTAGTGGTGCGGCTGCAGCTGCAACTGTTACGACTCTTAATACAAGTGGCGCTGTTAACTTAAACCTCGTTACTGACTCAACAAGCTCAACTTCAGGTGCACTGATTGTTGATGGTGGCGTTGGTATTGCGAAGAAGTTATTTGTAGGTACAGACTTAGATGTTGATGGTACAACAAATTTAGACGCCGTTGATATAGACGGCGCTGTTCAGATAGACGCAACTTTAAGTGTTGGTGTTGATGATACAGGATATGATGTAAAATTATTCGGAGATACAGCGAGTGCCTTCATGTTATGGGATGCCTCGGCCGATGATCTAATATTAAGTGGTGCCGCGGGTCTTATTGTTCCTGATGGTCAGTTAACTCTCGGTTCAACTGCAGTGGCTTCAACTGCAGCAGAATTAAATATATTAGATGATGCGACTCTTACAACTGCAGAATTAAACATACTAGATGCAAGTGCTGGTAATACAGCATTAGCTACTGATGTAGCAAGTAGCGCAGGAGCCGGTACATCTAATAACTTTAAAATTAAACATACTCTTACTTTAGCAGGTACATTAGCTGATGATGCTACACATGCTGATGTTGTAATAACAAACGATAAAGTACTTGCTTCTTCAGTAGTTATGGCTAGTTGCAGTCTTAATGTTGATGTGCGTATACATACAGTAGTTGCAGGATCATTTAAAGTGAGCGTTACAAATAAATCAGGTGGTACACTAGCAGATGATTCTACTATGATTTTAAATTACAGGGTACTCTAAGGAATTAAAAAATGGCAGCAATAATTACAGCAGAAATGAAAAAAAGATTCATCGATGAATTTAAAGCTGATGCAGATTCTGCTTCAGTTCGTTATTATATTGGTATATCTAGAAGTGAAGATTGGAATGACTCTGATACTGCTCCAACTCCGGTGAATACAGAAAGAGAACAACGTTTATTTAGACATGGTTTACAAAGTGTAAAGAAGGTTTCAGACTATTCATTTGTAATTCCACGTGTTAATTGGACTTCCGGTACAATTTATGCTGCATATAATGATGCGGTAGAAGCTCACCCAACTGTTCCTTACTATGCAATGGATGCATCAAATCAAGTTTATGTATGTTTGCGACAAGGTATAAATGCAGCTGGTGTAGCTCAGCCATCTACAGTAGCTCCAAGTGGTACAGGAAATGCTTCATTTACAACTGCTGATGGTTATGCATGGAAATTCTTATATACAGTCGGAACACTTGATGCAGCTGCTTATAAATCTGCTAACTTTATTCCTGTAAAATTACAAGGTGCAACCGACAGTTCTTCTCCTTCAACCGATACACAACAAAAAACAGTACAAGATGCTGCAACAGCCGGTAGAGAAATTGTAGGATTTAGTTTAGATTCAGGTGGTGCAGGATATTCTTCTAATCCAACTGTTACAATTAGTGGTGACGGAACAGGAGCTGCTGCAAGTGCAGTTCAAAGTGGTGGAACAATCGTATCACTTACAATAGATGATAGTGCAAGTACTCTTAAAATGGGTACAGGATATAATTACGCGAGCATCGTTCTAAGTGGTGGAGGTTCACCTACTACAATTGCAACTGGTAAAGTAATCTTTGGACCTAAAGCTGGATTTGGCGCAGATCCAACAGATGATTTAAGAGCTCGTGCAATTATGTTCAATGCAAAACCTGTTGGTGAAGAAGGTGGAGAATTTATTGTAGGAAACTCATTCAGACAAATTGGTCTTATTAGAAATCCTAAAAAAGCACAAACTGCCGATTCAGACTTTACCGGAGATGATGGAAACGCACTACGTAGATTAGCAATGCCTACAATAACAACAGCATTTACACAAAGAGCTGTAATAACTGGTGGTACATCTGGTGCAAAAGCTTTTGTGAATAAAACAGATTCAGATGAAATTTGGTATCATCAAACAGAATCAACAGGATTTATCGAATTTGCAGAAGCTGAAACTATTACTGATACTGCAGGTGGATCAGGTACTTCTCAAGCTACTGGAACAGACGGAGATGCATTCGCATATGTTGAACCATTAGTAGATAAATACTCAGGTGATCTAATGTATATAGAAAATAGGGCAGCTGTTACAAGAGCAGCTGATCAAACCGAAGATATTAAAGTTATCGTCGAAATATAGGGATTTACAATGGCTACTCAAGTAATACAAAATACGTTTGCAAATACCTATAAGGACGATTGGACTGATAGTGATAACTATTATAAAATCTTGTTCAATAATGGTAGAGCTTTACAACAACGTGAACTTAATTCGCTTCAAACAATTATTCAAGCTGATTTAAAAACGAATTCAGACTTTTCATTTAGACATGGTTCTGCTGCAGTTGGTGGCGGGTTTAGTGCTCAAAACAATAAAGATTTTATTAAATTAGATCAAACAACGAATGCATTACCTACAGCTAGTATCGAAGGAATTATATTCACTGAAGCCACAACCGGTATTAAGTTTAGAGTTGATAAAGTAACAGTTGCTGTTGGTTCAGATCCTGCAGTTCTTCATGTAACTTATACAGATAACGGTTCTGGTGATGGTACTACTGCTGGTCTTGTTGTAACCCCTGGATTTAATTTTACTGGTACAGATAGTACAGTGTTAACATCTCAAACTACAAATACAGTAGCAAATCCTGCAACTGGTTTTGGCACACTATTAACAGTTGCTCCAGGTAAATTTTATATAGATGGTCACTTTGTATTTACAGCGCTTCAATCGCTTGTTGTTTCTAAATTTACTTCAACGCCAGATGCAACTTTAGGATTTAAAGTTGTAGAAGAAATCTATACAACAGCTGATGATAATGATTTATTCGATAATAGTGGTGCAACATTAAATACTTCATCACCTGGTGCCGATAGATATCGAGTTACTTTAGTTCTTATCGATGAAACTGATACTGTATCTGGTGATTACTTTGTACCAGTTGTTGAAATGGTTGACGGTAAAATTAGTAAACAAGAAGGAGTAACAGCAGCTGCTTCTGGTTTAGAAAATCAATTAGCTACTAGAACACGAGAAGAAAGTGGTTCTTATACTGTCAATAGAATGCTTACTGATTTTGAAACAAATGCAGACTCTGCAACAAAACTTGATATGACAGTTTCTGCAGGTACTGCATATGTAAACGGTTATAGGTCTAAATTTATAGGACCTACAAGTTTAACAATAATGAAACCAAGACAAACTCAAACTTTTAATAATAGTGCTTCTTCATTCTCATTCGGTAACTTTGTAAAAATTACAACTATTAGAGGTATACCAGCCGTTAATACATTTGAAAAAGTTAATTTAAGAGATGCTATTACTCATGGTGGTAATACAATTGGATCTGCAAGAGTTAGAGCAATTGAAGAAGATGGAGATGAATATAGATTTTATCTTTTTGATATAGCACTGAATGCTAATAAAAACTTTGGTATGGTAAGAAGTATTGGTACATCTACAACTAACTATGGTGACGTTGATTTATTAAATACTGGTGTTGCAAATGCTGGTGGTAACGTTGCATTATTACAAGATCAAACTAATAATAATTTATTCTTCCCATTAAGTAAAGATAGAGCAAAATCAATATCTGATATAACTCTTACAGTACAGCGTATTCTAACTGGAACTGCAGATGGATCTGGTAATATTACTTTAACTGCTGCAACTTTGCTTGGAAGTGGCCACATTTGGGATGACACATCTCAATGGTTTGCTTCTGCAGATAGTGATGGTGTACACGATGCTAATGCTGTGTTTACTCCGGCATCTGATGGTACTACTGTTGCAGTTACAGGATTAACAGCAAGTAAAGCACATACCTTTGTAGCTTATGCACAAAAAGGTGCAGCAACTGTTAAAGCTAAAACATTGACAACAGTAGCAGCTGCTGATTTTACACCTGCTTCCGATGGTTCAATTAACTTAGCTAAAACAGATATATTTG